GGAATTGAAGATGATGTAGTTCGGGTCTTTGGCCTGCTCGCAGCATCTTCATACACTTACAATGTCACAGAAGTATCAGCCCCGGCTGTGCTTAGTGCGGCATCGGGTGATCTACTTACATGTAACATCAATATCTCAGTCCTAACGAGTTGGAGCTAAAATGTCCGAGTGGGAAAAAGAGCAAGAAGCCTTCCTGATCAAGATCGGGCAGGTAGCACCATCAACACCTAAGCCAGCATCTACCAAGAAAGACGAGGAATAATTCATGGCTGTATTTCTAAACAACAAGGTCGGCGTGAAGATCAATTCAGTCGATCTTTCAGACCACGTTACCGCAGTAACACTTAACCGCACTTTTGACGAGCTTGAAGTAACAGCGATGGGCGATGGCGGACACAAGTTCGTTAAAGGCCTTGAGGCATCATCTGTCACAATCGATTTCCTTAACGACACCGCGTCTGCGAACGTACTTGCCACCTTGCAAGCTGCATGGGGAACCAACGTCACAGTAGTCCTTCTACAGGAAAAGGGAACCGCCGTATCAGCGACAAACCCACTCTACACAATGACTTGCCTCATCAATAACACCACAGACATCAACGGCGCAGTCGGCGACATCGGAATGCAGAGTTTGTCCTTTAACGTCTCTGGTACTATTGCAGTCACACCAACAGGCACATTCTAAGAAACTAAAAAAAGGGGCACAGCATGGCAAAGTTAATAGGCACAATGACAGACGGATCAGTACATCACATCGAGATAACACCTCGGCTAGAAGTATGGTTCGAGTTATATGCTAAAAAGGGATTTCACAAAGCGTTTCGCGATGATGAAAAGCAATCAGACGTCTATGCAATTTTCCATGAAGGCCTTCGACTAAGTGGAGTCACAGTCAAGCCATTCGGTCCTGATTTTCTTGACACTCTCAAAAGTGTTGAGATTGCAGAGTCAGACCCTTTGGCCTAGGCAGGGATAGCCTCCACTATCTCATAGCTCGATTGAGCATTGAGACGGCTATCCCTCCACAATCTTTAATCGACCTAGATCCAGTAATGCTTCAGATGATACTGAGAGCGTTAAAGGACAGAGCAAAGGAACAGAGCGATGCCTACAGAGCTAAAAGGCGCTAAGGCGCTTCGTAAAGCTCTTAAGCAATTCTCGCCTGATCTAGATAAAGAAACACGCGATCAAATGGTTGGATTCTTAAAGCCATTGGTAAGTAAGGCTAAAGGGTTTCTGCCTTCTAATGATGACATGCCTTCGGGCTTCGTCAAGCATGATGTAAAGACGGCTACCTTTCCAATGTATGACGCGAGCGATGCAAAGCGTGGCGTGGGATATAAATTGACACCTACTAAAGCCAACCGCAAGGGCTGGTCATCGATCGTGTCTGTACACAATAAAAGAGGCGCGGCAGTTATCTACGAATGGTCAGGGCGTATCAAAGGCAATACTGGCAATTTTATTCCACGCCTGCCCGGCACGATGGTTGGAAGTGGAAAAATGTCAGGCCGAGCTTTATTTAAGGCTTACGATCAAGATCAAGGCAAGGCTAAGGCCGGAGTCATCAAGGCGCTAGAAAAAGCCGCCGCTAAGTTTAACGCGAAAGGTATCTAATGGCCGAAGCACGGATTGGGATTATTGCCGAGTTCTTAGGCAAGAAGGCTTTTAAGGATGCTGATACAGCGACAAGCAAGCTAGACAAAAGTGTAAAGAAGCTAGCTGGAGCACTAGCCGCTGCTTTCAGCGTTCAGAAAATTACACAATTTAGCAAAACTGCCGTCAAGGCATTTATGGAAGATGAAAAAGCAGCCAATCGTTTAGCTAAGTCGGTGGAGAATCTTGGTTTAGCCTTTGCAACTCCACACATTGAAAACTTTATTAGTCAGATGGCAAGCGCCTCGGGCGTTACAGATGATCAGCTTCGCCCAGCAATGCAAAGACTATTACAGACAACTGGATCACTTACTAAATCTACAGCTTTAATGACTCAAGCCCTAGACATCTCTCGTGGATCAGGTGTCGATTATGAGACTGTAGTCAATGACCTTACGATGGCCTACGTTGGTCAGACTCGTGGACTTCGTAAGTATTCTCTAGGCCTGTCTCAAGCCGAGCTTAAGACTATGAGTTTTGCAGATGTTCAAAAGAAACTCACGGCTCAATTTTCTGGAGCCAATGCGGCGTATCTTGAAACCTATGCTGGAAAGATGGGCATCCTTGCCAATGCCGCAAGCGAATCAACCGAGATTATCGGCAAAGGTTTAGTCGATTCTCTAAGCATGCTAGCTGGAGAAGGTAACACAGTCCAGCCACTAGCAGACTCTATGCAAGATCTAGCGCAAGGCACCTCCGATGTGATTGTGGGCTTGGCAGATATAGCCTCAGGTTTAAAAAATCTAGGCGGGCTTGGAAATCTTAAAGGCCCTAGAGGTGGAAAACTAAGCGAAGCTTTGACTCCAAATTTGGATATGATTCCTTTGCTTGGGCCAATCCTTAATACACTCAGACGAAGAGGTCAAGCTATTAATAAGGCTGGCATGGGTGGATACCCTAGTTCGGCTCTTGGCCCCGGCTATATTGATCCTAGTTCTGCTAAACAAAAAAAGGCTGACGCCGATGAAGTAAAGCGATCTAAGACGTTAGCAGCATTGCAAAAGAAAACTCTCGACACACAGAAGAAACAGAATGCTTTGACCAAGGCTTCAAAGGTTCTTGACTTAGATCGCATAAGCGTCACAGCCGCGCTCAGAGGACAGATCAGCGAGACTGATCGTCTATCTCTACAGTTACAGCTTGCCTTGCTAGATAAGAATGAATCTCAGGCACTCAAGTTATCAGGAGAATTGACCGAGGCTGTCAAGCGCCATAATGATCTTAAGGCTGCATTGCTTTCAACACCTGAAGCGCCTAACCCTTATCGTAATTGGAAGCCACCTGTGTTCGGCCCTGTCATGCCGGAAGGCGTCACACCGACTATAAAGAATCCTTTAGGAATCCCTTACGGAGAACAAGTCCCCAATTTTAATGTGCCTGATTGGATGAAACAGGGATCGGCAGGTTTCACAGGACGCCCAGCCCCAGACTATCTAGGCCTATCGGCTATTGGCGCAGGTGCGATCGCTGACACCATTGTGAACGTCGTAGTAAATGTGGATGGCGATCCTGTCGCTAACGCAATTACCAACGCTCAGGTCAATCAGTCTCTTTCAGGTACATTCAGCGACGTGAGCCGATATAACGGCCGTGGAGCTCCGTCAATCAAATGAGCCTACCAGCCACGATCTCGGTTTCGTTCGACTTTAGCCAATCTGCGACCTTCGGATACCCCTTCACAGTTGGCGATCCAATCAACGGCGTCATCGGCGTATCTCAATTCGCTGCAACCGAAGTCCCTGATCCTGTAGTCGATCTCAGTAGCATCACTAGATCAATTAAAATACAGCGTGGACGCAACATCATGCGTGACACCTATGAGACTGGCACTTGCACAGTCCGAGTCATTGATGAGACTGGCGCGTTCAACCCACAGAACACATCCTCACCCTATTTTGGCTACCTGACTCCACTTCGCAAGGTTCGTGTAGCAGCCACTACTGCAACCACTCAGCACTTCTTATTCTCAGGATATGTTGATTCATACAAATACTCTTTTCCAACAGGTCAAGAATTAGGATATGTGGACATCGTCTGCTCGGATGCCTTTAGACTCTTTCAGATGGCTAACATATCAACTGTGACGGGCGCCACAGCAGGTCAGACTACTGGCACACGCATCACAAAGATTCTAGATCAAGTCTCATTTCCTACATCAATGAGAATTACAGACACAGGCTCGACGACAGTTCAAGCCGATCCTGCTACAGCTCGCACATCCTTGCAAGCCCTCAAGGCGGCAGAGTTCGCAGAGCAAGGCGCATTCTTTATCCGTACCGATGGCACGGCAGAATTCAAGGATCGCAATGATGTCGTGGGCTCTCTAGCTGCAACAGCGATTGAGTTCAATCAAACTACTGGGATTCCATATTCAGACCTTCGATACGCCTTCGATGACAAACTCATCATCAATCAGGCCAGCATGACACGCCTAGGTGGCACAGCTCAAGTGGTAGCCAATGTTGATTCATCGGCTAAATACTTTCCTCATGGCACTACTCTGACAGAGATGATCCCTGAAACAGATGCGCAGGTCTTAGATATTGCCAAGATTTATGTGGCCACGAGAGCAGAAACTTCGATCAGAATCGATGCCATGACAGTCGATCTATTGGACACAGACGTGCCAACGGATACGATGATTGGCCTAGATTACTTTGACAATGTAGAGATCACCAATGTGCAGGAGAACGGCTCAACAATCGTCAAGACTTTGCAGGTACAGGGATTGGCTTGGGACATCACCCCAAATTCAATGAAGTGCACAGTCACCACGCTCGAGCCAATCGTTGAAGGGTTCGTGCTCGGGAGTTCAACGTACGGTATAATCGGACAATCCATTATGGGATACTAGGAGAAAAACAATGGCTACAG